TAGTGCTTAGAGATGTTGTACCTCCAGAAGTCGCAGTTGAAATCGCTAATGTCTGATTGTCAAACCAATCTTGAACTGATGTAGCCACAACTGTTGTACCCACACCCACTGCTGAAGACGCTGTATTGATACCTGTGAAAGTTAAACCACCAGTAGGAGTAGAAGTACCTGTTCCTACTCTAAATTTGAATGTGCTATCAAAATCTTTTGGAAACTCAGTTCCCGCTGCAGATACATGACTTAAGAATTTAACTTCTATATTTGTCGGATTTACTTGAGTAACGATTCCCTTGAAGTGTCCATCAAGATATTCAGTTAAACCTGCACCAACTTGCTGTACAGTTAAAGGTGGCACTATTTGTGTAACTGCTGTACCAACTCTAATTGTTGTTGTACCCGCTCCACTGATTGCAGCGTTAAATGCAGTTACATCAAAGTTAAGTATTTGGTCTGCTTTATTATCAATGATTGCAATTCGAAGATCATTTGTCCATGTTCCTGGATTTCGACCAGCAACAGTTACATTTGATATTGTGTTTTCATCATACCCTAACTCTTTATAATGATCTGTGCTCTTAATCTTTAAGTTTGATGCTGTACCGGAGAAACCATTCTTTAATCCAGAATCATCTGCTCTAATTACACTAAGTACTCCACCATAAGATAGGTAAGATGATCCTACCATCCAAGTTTCGTAGTGTTTGTCTGTTTCAAATGGTCTTCCAAACTGATCAACATATTCATTTTCACCAGTAATTGTTACGGGATCACCAACAGGTCCTTTCTCAAATGGTCCTACTATACCACCAATTTTACCTGTTGATCCATCGATTCTACCAATGGTTAAATCGACTTCCCTTACTAAAATACCAGGAGATGCTAAATTTAATGCCATCCCTTACTCCGTCATTTTTGTTCTGAAAATATTTATTCAAAAGGGTATTTTCATCGGGGAAACATTGCACGAACTACCAATCTGGATACTCCCATTCGATTATTGTTTTTCTTCTGGACTTCATAACTCTTTGAATCGTACAGGTTTTACACTCATATGAATATGCAGATGGTGATGATAATTTATTTTTTCTTGATAAGTAAAAGTCAGCGATTAAGTCTTTCACTTGACCGCAAGTTCTACACTTTCTTTCAGAGAAGAGTAAATGATCTAATTTTAATTGATCATCTAAGTCCATCAAGTCTTTTCATTTATATTTGGTTTTCCAAATGTTTTATATGCCAATTGTTCTTTCAAAAAGTCAACTTGCATTTTTAAACTTTTATTCTCTTTCTCTAAATTTTTGATTTGTTCTTTGTAATTCATTACATATAATCCCACATATATGAGCGATCACCATATTCATCAGCGTACCATCTTTCACCATCATTGTCAACAAAAGACTCATCATCAAAACCATCTGCAATAAAACCAAATGGTGCCATATCTTGTTCAATTTGATTCTTTTGCTCCTCATATATTCTCTTTCGAATATCATTATCTGTCATTTCTTTGAAATAATCCTGTGCAACTAACCAAGCAAATATCACTAAACACATCGCTAAGTCGTCATTACATCCCTCTTCTGCTTCAAAAGAGTTTGCCTTTTGAGCAAAAGTTGTCAATTCTGAGATGATTTCATAGTCACAAGTTAATAATTTATTATCTTCAATCATCGTTTTTAGATTACTACAACCAAGTTTTTTAACTGCTGCAGTTGTTCTGACACCAAGTTGTGTCTTCTTTCCTGAAAAACCTTGACCAACTATCTGACCATTACGCCCTCTCATTGATGCCATCAATAAGTTTTCATACTCTAAGTCATATTGAAGTATACTTGCAACTTGATCACCGATATCATTAACTTCAACTAATAAGTATGCATTATTATATCCTTTTGCAACATCAAGTATCACATTTGGAAAGAGCATCGGTTTGATCTCATTGTTTCGATACTTTGCTACAACCTTATAAGGAAACTGAGTGACATCAAAAACAATAAATGCTGAGTAATCATTTCCAAGTCCTCTTGCCACATCAACTGTAATAATATAATTGTGTTCTTTTTCTGGTCTTTCATATATGTCAAGTCCTGCATTTTTTGTAAGAGGACTATCATATACCATGTTTCTTAAGATGGCAGGATTGATTAGGGTATTGACAGAACCTAAAAACTCACATTCAAACTCAACCTTGAACTGTTGTTCTGATGTGTTTGCAATCGTCTGCTCTTTCCATACTTCATCTCTACCAGGAACTTCTGACCAATGCACATCAGTCGGAATATAATCATTCTTACCTCTTTCAGAGTCATGCCACATGCGATAAAAATGATTCATACCACGAGGCGTAGATACGATAATCACTTTTGTATTTGTACCAGATGAAATTGTAGGATAAACAGATGCGAAAAAGTCATCTGCAACGTGATTCGGTACGAAAGCAAATTCGTCCAAGAATAGTATGTTGAATGACATACCACGAACAGCAGATGCAGATGTAGATGCTGCTAATATCTTTGAACCATTTTCTAATTCAAGTGAACCTTTGTTCCAAGCAATAATACCTTGCTGCATCCATCTTGGTAAATTCTCATATGCAGTCTGCAATCTACCAAGTAGATCCATCGCAATCTTCGCTTTGTTCGCGAGAATACCTATATTAACGTTGTCATTGAATACCGCATAGTGTAAAAGATAAGATACCACAGTAGTAGATTTACCAGTCTGTCTTGGCATCTTGCAGATATTAAACCTGTTTTCATGAAAGTTACGTACTAATTTTTCTTGGAAAGGATATAGATTGAAGGGAACCAAACCCTCATCAAGAGAAACAATTTTGATATATCTTTTTGCAAAATATACAGGATCCTCCTTACACCTCACAAACTCAAGTATTTGATCTTGAGTAAAATTGATTGAGGTGTTTGCTTTTTTTAGATTCGGATTGCCAAGGTATACATTATCAGACATAATCTATTCTTCTTTATTATCTAAGTAATCAGCAACTCCATCCAAATAATCAGTTGCCTTTGTGATTTTAGATTGAACCCATGCTTTGATATTACCTTCACCCTTTGCTACTTTCTTCTGTATTCGATCAGCAGATTTTTTAGTTGTTTTTAATTGACTGCGAATCATTTCATATTCATGATCTTCATGATTTTTTTCTACAATTTTATTACCATTCCATACACCATTTGAATCAAGAGTTGGTTTGATGTGATCATTACTCATGATGTCAATGATAGTTGCATATAAATCACCATTTGCAGTTCTGATTTCTACGTTCTCTCCTACTCCGCCCCCGCCTGAGCCATTACCACCACCATTACCACCAGAGCCACCGTTACCATTTCCAGAACCATTCCCACCATTCCCATTTCCGTTAGAACTTCCGTTAGTGTTGCCATTACCATTGCCATTGCCATTTTTTTCGTTGTCTCTCCTGAGATAACCACCATAACCGACCCGATATCCCATAGGAATCTTCTTACACTTCTTATCAGTGTGACAATAATAGTAGCCTTGTTTACATTTCTTCATATTATTTAGCTTCGTTAGACTCGTTATTATTTAGAAAACCCTTTTTGAGCATCTTGGATAAGTCAGATGTAGACCCTACAAAGAGAGCATTGTTTGTGACACTGCTTGGACTTTTTGGTGAATCTTCATCTAATTCTTTGACTTTCTTTTGTAGATCAACTAACTTATCAGTCGTATCTGCAACAGACTTAATTAATTGTCCTGCAACTTCATATGCTCTTGGACTTGCGCTCTCACCAGCAAGTTCCATAATACCATTTATTGCTTCCTGTCCCTTTTCAATCAATGAATATAATTGACCTCTTGTATATGAATAATCTTTCTCAACATCCTCTGCTTTCTGCAACTGACTTTTATCAACAGGAGTTGCATCTACATTTACGATTTTATTTTCAGAGTTTTGATTATCCATGATTATACGTCTTTTTGTTGTGTAGGACTATAACTCTTACTATCTGAGAAGAATGAAGTAGTTTCACTAAATCCAAAATCATCATCAGGACCTGCTGTAACTGGATCTGGTTCAACAGTATACCTCATTTCACGTTTTGCAGTTCTTGTGTTTGTATCTGCAGCAACGTCAACTTGAACTTTCTTGATGATGCCTTCTGAGGATGATGGTACAGGTCCGAACAAGTAAGTCTTTGCTGTAAATCCTAACGTATATATTAATGCTCTTCTTGTAGAAAAATCTCCTTCGTAATCATCTTGGAAATTCATCGAGTCTAAAACGATTGGCACATCTCTTTTTTCTCCGATTGAACTTACTAAATCAAGAGTTAAGTTAAAAGATGGTTGAAAATATGGTAATATCTGTTCAATAATTTGTAGAGCATCATCATTTAATTTTGCAAGAATATTTAATTCAAAACCAATATTATAAGGAACAGGCATAAAAACTTTTTTTAAATTTGTTCCATCAGATGCTTTGAATGTTTGTGTTACACCAAGTTTTCTTGAAGAGTCATATTGTATTGATGTCATCTCAAATGACATTCTTGGAAGTGTAATTGCAACTGGTTTATTTAAATCTGCTTGCTGCTCTAATCTTGCAAGAAACTTTTGAGAAGGTCCATATGCTAAAGGAACTTTCATTTCACTAAAAGTATCTCCACCAGAGTCTTTATGTCGAATGAAAATTTCATTGAACAAAGTTCCAAACGATATGATCGTTTTTCTAACTATTTCATGATAGTAATAAGTTCCAAGCATTAGAATGTACCGAATGGATTTCCTTCTGAAAAGTCAATTATACTGTCTGCAGCGGTCTCAATTTCAGATCCCTTATCATATTTATCATTAAATTCATCAGATATGATACGATCTACTGCATATTGAGCACCAGAATCTGATCCAATTCCAACATCTCCAGATATGAAATCTTTGTCTGTGGTACCAAGATTAAGTATTTTATCATCTGCATCCCACTTCTTAACTCTACCCATAGCACCTGATACTGATCCGGTAACTATCTCTCCAAACTTGTATGTTCCGATTCCCGTAATTAGTGCAGGTGCTGATACTGTTGCACTCGCTGTTCCAGAGGTATAACCGATTCCTGCATCTCTGATAAGTACTCTTGAAAGTTCATTTCCTGTGGCATCAATTTCAACAACTCCTGTTGCAGTTCCAACTCCTGATGTTGGAGTTGTGAATGTCACAGTTGGAATCTTCAGATATCCTGAACCGATATCAGAAACTGATACAGTAGATATACCCGCAGAATCTGTGACAAGTATCGATGTTGCAGCAGCACCAACTCCAAACGTTGTTGATCCAATACCTGCAATTGTAGATGCTGCACTTACAATTGAAACTGTTGGTGCTGTAGTATATCCAGAACCTGGATTGATGAGTAATATTTCTTTTATTGAGAATACATTACTTACTGACGTAGTAATTGCAACAGCAGTTGCATCTGTGCCACCTGCAGGTGCTGTCGTAATCGCAACAGTTGGTGTTTGAGTGTATCCAAAACCATCGTTTGTTAAAACTATCTTTCTAACATATCCAGTAACTGTGCTTATACCTAAAGTTGCAGTTGAACCTGCAGATACCATTTTAAGACTTGTAATATATCCAAAATCGACCATCTCATCATCGATATCTTGAGTGAGTGTCTCTACTGCATCACCACGTATATTATCAAGTTCATCTTCAAGTTCGAATAGTTCACACTTCAATTGGTAAACATAATTTTTACCCAACTGATAAAAAGGTTGTTCGTGCTCTACAAATTTAATTTCAAATATTCTTTGTCCTAATGGAAAAAATATTAAATCTCCTTCACAAGGTCTTGTATTAACTTCTCTTTCACTTGCTGGCATGTCTGCCAAAAATGTGCTTATAAAATCTTCAAATCTTTCTTTTGATATGGTTACTGTAAGTTCATCTTTTAAACTCACACCAAATTTAGTCATAATATCACCAGCACCAGTATAACCATCATAAGTATTGATATATGCTTCAATCGCATAATTATCATTAAAAGTTGACGATTGTACTTCTGTTAATATTTCGTCTTTTGATAGAATTGATCTTGGTAAGTATATAACATCTACACCATAAATTTGCAACTGCTCATTGATTAAACTCTGAACAAGTCGTTGCTCACTTTGTGATCCTTGTAGAAAAAAGGGATTTAATGCCATTTGTCATTAACCAATAAAATCAAGAGGTGGTGTCTCATATTCGAGTTGCATTCTTTGTCTGATGTTTTCTAAATCTCTTTCACCATCTTCATAAATCTCTCTACCATTTAATTCAATACCACCTGCAAGTTTGACTCCTCTAAACTTCATTAAGTTTTGTCCCCACTGTCTTTTAATAAGTGCTGTGAGATATATTTTTAGAAAACTATCATTATAAACACCAGTAAACGTATTTGGATCTAAGATTCTATGGCAATCAATTACAATAAAATCATCTGTTGTAATCGCGGTATAATCAATATCTAAGTATAAACGATTTTGTCTCTTATTAAATCTTAATTGTTTCTCTGGTGTTAATAAGAAATCAATATCTTCAAGATAAGTCTTTGTCATTGAATACTGCAATAATTCAACAGAGTTAAAGTAATAAAGATCATTTAAGAATAACTGATACTTAATACTAAACATACCACCAGATATTGTACTGGTATCAAACTTAAATATTTTTTCAATACCAATTACTGAATCTGGAACTTGTATAAAGTTTGAAGTTTCAGAAAAATTATTTGTCATTGTGGACATTCCACTGACTGTAGTTGATATTCCTGATGTTGTTACGATACCTAATGTATTTCCACTTCCACTCTGACTTGTTGCTCTCCCTCTATCAATATCTTCTTGTGTAAATTTATACTTCAGATACATTCTTTCAACACCATCAAAATGACGTTCGTTGAAAATTTGTAATGCATCATCAACTAAATCATCTATTTGATCATCATCGACATTTATCTCCAATACAGGAGCACCTAATCTTCTTAATGAATAATCTATTAATTCTTGTCTACTACTTGGTTTTGCCATCAGAATGAGCCTCCATCTATCAATCCAGCAGTTAATGTTCCGGTAACATTTGCAGTTGCAGCAGTTAATGTGCCTGTAACATTGGATGTTGCCGCAGTTAGAATACCAGTTATATTTCCATTTCTGGCAGTAAATTCATCAAATACTAAGTCATCTGCAACAAATAAGTCACCACCAACAAATAGATCACTAAATGTTGTAACAATACCTGTGAATGATGAAACACCCGCAATATTTAGTTGATTACCAAATATTGTACTTGTTGAAGTGCTGATGCCAGTGAATGTTGAAACACCAGCGACAGTTAATCCTTTTTGAAATTCAGATACACCAAAGAACGTGGAAACACCAGACATTCCAGCGACTTCACCAACTGAAAGTTGTGAAACCGAAGCGATACCGCCAATTACGTTAGTTGCATTAGTAGCGTCACCACCACCAGAAGCAGCAGCGATAACTTTGACAGCGTTAGATTGTCCGACACGAACTTTGATGTTTGCCATTAACGGGTTACTCCCTCTCTAACTAAAACATTTCCTTCAACGACCGTTTGTTTAGAATCTCCTAAAGTGATAACAACATCATAAACATAACGCCCTGCTTTGATTGCAGAAGTAGTTGTTGCAGACATGGTTAAAACAATTTTTCCAGCTGTAGTTGGTGAAGGAATAGAAACAGTAAAATCATGTCCGGTTGAAGCACCAGCATGTTTTCTCATTTGAGCAGCACCACTGTAACCAGTCAAATCAAACGCTGCGTTAGTTTCAGCAGACTCTAACGTAAATGTTTCTGAAAATGTTGTGCCTGAATTAATTACAATATTCGATACATATACAGCCATCTATTTAACAATACTATATTATTTACTATTTATGACTAAGTTAATCCCCTCCTTCAATTCTTTTAACGCATCTTTGATATCTTGGATGTCACTTTTCATTTGTTTAATTTCATCCTTTTCCTTTTCTTTTGATTTCAAACTCCGAACATAGTTATCATATCCTGTAAAATCACAGTTTATGATAGCACCGGAGTTTTCATCACGGTATAAATTTTTGTGTCCTTCAACTCTAATCATCTTACTGCGATTGTTCTGAGATCTTTAAATCTTGGAGGTCTTGCCTGATTTGTTCCAAACATTACAATCTTAATTGTAAAACCTGTAAATAAATCTAAGTTTTCTGCAGTAAACTGATACTCTAAAAATTCATCTTCTAAACTTGCAGGGACAAATACATCAGGTCTTCCATCATTTTTTGAAGGATCAATAACCTGATCACCGAAACCAGTTTCATCAGTGCTCACCAAATTTTTGTAACCAGGAAATAGTTCAAATTCTTGTCGAACACCATCAGAGTCAACTCTATCCAGAGAGTATAAGACTCTAAAGTCTGCACTTGCATCTCGATACGCTGATAGAATAACTCTTAGTGATGTTGCAGGTCTACTTAATTTGATACTGTTTGATACATATGTTGCTGCGTGAGGATCATCAAAAATTGAATTTGCAGACTTACTTGTAGCATAATTATCAGATCCAACGGGATTATTAATTCGATGATTAATTAACTCGACAAAGGATGTATCAGTACGTATCACTGGAGATAATGCTGATGTTCCATTATTATTCATAGTTACATTCAAGGTAAATGATTTATTTCTTGGAAGACCTGTTAATAAATTATCCTCGTTTAACTTTGATGCAACCAGTCTTGGACTTGACAATGCGTTATATTCATTTAGTATTACGTTTTCAAATCCTGCATCTAAGAATGGAACTTCTGATCCACCTACACTTCTTGCAGTCACTGTTCTGATAGATGTGCTTGAGGATGTAGTTGAACCAGGATTGAAGTTAGCAACTGAAGGAACAACTGCTCCAAATGCAATGTTTCTGGAAGCGTGAACATTTGATCCACCAACAATCTTATTACTATTGAAACTTAATGCTGGTAGACTACCGATTCCTGCTAATCCAGGTATGAATATATCAGATGTTCGAATAGTTCCGTTTGTTGGAGACATATCAATTGATAAGAAGTAAGAATCTAAATCTATATCTCCACTTGTGCTCACAGTATTTGTAATACCATTAATTCTTCTTAACGAGACACCATTCAATTCATATTTTTGTAGATTTACAACACCCACTTGTCCATGAGATTGTGCAATTGTATTGTCCACTCCTCTTGTTAAAGTTCCCAATGATGAGGCACCAACAGTCTCATAACCAATTACTTCATTTCCTAATATTACATATCCAGTGTTTGCAGCACCAACAGGTGATCCCTCAAAGAATGCAAATATTGAAGTATTTGCTGCACCAACTGTCAATGTAGATTCTTCAGTTGCAGTTATGCTATTTGGTAATTCAACTAATTTTGTGGTTGGTTGAACTGAGGTTAATTTTGCTTTATTTGTAGAAGTATATAAACCATTATCAAAGTGATTTACCTTAATATGTTTACCATCATTAACACCACCATCGGCAGTGTAACTGGTAACTAAAATTGAGGAATCCAGTGACATTGATGTTGGATTAAATACCTGAAGTGGTTCATTAACTGAAGCAGTAAATGAGGCATCAGATCCTTGTATATTTGTTAGATATAATCTATCTACATCACCAACTGAGTTGATTACAAGTTGTGCTCCCTGCCCTTTTGCACCTGAAGCCTGTGCTGTTACAATTCCAACAATATCTCCAACATTATATCCTGCACCATTAGTATGAATTGATAAAGTGGAAACAGCACCACTTGCTTCAATAGCAGTAATTTTTAATTTTAATCCTGTTCCTTTTGTTGAAATTGGATAAGTTTCAAATTCAGTTCCAGCACCAGACGCTGCAGCATATCTAAGACCACCGGTCATGATTCCGACACCAGTAACTTTCGCACCAACTCCTGTGATTACCGCTGTGTTGTCTACAAACCCTCTTGCGTGTATCTTTCTACCTGCGGTAACAATTCCTACTAAAGCTGCGTTTGAGATCGATGTAACCCCTACAAACCCTGTCTTAGGTAATGTTTCAATTGGGTTATCTAAAAGTTTTGGTGATTCAAGTGTATTCTCATCAACTGTAGCATTATCTTCTGTAATTATACTTGGATTATAGAATGTTGCTGTTCCTGTATTTGATGTGAAGTTTGCTTTATATAACTTGAACTTCATATCTTGATATTGATTTTCAGTCCATAGAGAACCATTTTGTGATCTAAACAACGCACCCATTGAGAATTGAGTTGAGTATGTTGTCTGCTCTGCATTTGGTAGATTTTGAGTATTTACAGTTGGTTCATTCATCGTTGCGATCCAAACCTCATAGTCCATACTCTTATCAGATAGTAAAACTATAGCATATTCTCTTCCGGGTGGTAGGAATATTGGTTCTGGGAATGTAACCTTAGTTCCTTTCGAACCATCTGTAGATGTATTATTTTTAAGTAAAATGTCATTACCATCTTCATCGGTTCCGACTACAGAATTAGGATTCAATACAACTGGAACACCAAGAACATCTCTTGTTGGAATTCCAAGTGATGTTGTTCTAATTTGTATTGTAACTGGTAAATTACCTGGATCAACTTTTGCAAAGTATATCTCTACTCCAGTTAAAAATGCTCCGTCAATATCATCATTTGTATCAACATCTGATGGTGCTTCAATATTTCCACCAACAACGAATGTTTGTGCAAGTGGATCAAAAAATTCTACTTCTACTCTATCAGTGACATTCAAATTATTAACATCAAATCCAACATTTGTGGTGGTATCAATATCAGTTACAAAATCTGTTGTTAAGACTTCATTCTGCCATCTATCGACTGATCCATTTGAAATGTAATTGACTTCAGCGGTAGAAACATCACTTGAACCCACTAATCCTGGTACATTATTAGGATCAGAAGTCAATTTAAATGACTTTGTACCATTTTCAATACGAACAGGTGGTGTTGGTAATACATTTGGATCTCGAAGGAAGAAAGTACCAACAACATCTCCTTGAACGTCTGAGATTAAACGAATATCTTTAACATAAGCAACAGCACCACTGGATTGACCAACCAGTTTCATATCTAATGTTATATACCCAAAGAAAGATCCTAAAGCTTCTTCTGCCAAAGATTTTGTATCTACATTCAAGACTGATGATGTTTGACTGTAAGTTGTGGGTAAAGAAACAGCTGCACCACCTGCAGGAACAATTGCATAAGGATTAAAGGTATATGTTTCGGATGGATTGTTGAATACACCTTTTTTATGATTTGGAGTTGCAACTCTAAATCGAATTAAATTATCAGTTCCAACAGAACCAACAACAGTTTCTCCGATTTGGAATACACCATCTGAACCATCTTGACCATCTGAATTTTTAATTTCAATTAATTTTGGAACTACATCTACATCACCTCTTCCATCAAGGAACTGATAGTATCTTGTTTTTGGTTTTAACGCAGATGCAAAAAATTCAGTATTTCTTGATCTCATAAATGTTTCATTACCTGATGAAACTAAAATATTTCTTATCGAAACATCTGTTGTGACTAAAGTATTTCTTGATACTGATGATATATCTTCTCTTGTTGTATCACCTACTGTGAGTCGTCCAAGATTTTGTCGTGCTGCTGCAACTGCTGCTACTCCTGCACTATCTGCTCTCGCTACTCTTCCAAAATCTATAGCTGTTCGATTAAGTCTCGCTAAAGTTCCCAAATCAATATTTTGATTAAATTGTACTTCACGATTTACAGTACGACTTATATTATTATCCTCTAACTGAATTGTTCTTGTAAAGATATCGTTTGCGGGATCTAATTCAACGTCTCCTGTGTATACTACAACATGGAAAGGGTTAACATTCTCGACACCTGTTGCAAATGGTTGTTCAATCCAACCAATTTCATCATACTTTAAAGTGACAAATCTACCGGTTTTTTGTACATTTGAATCTAATAAAGCAAAATTCTCTGTATTGTCATTTACGTCTGCTGGTGCAAGATCAATCTTCAATGAATTTCTTGATCGAATAGGTACTAACTCATTTCCTGTCGGATTTATTTCAGACTTAGATAGAGCTGAGTTCATAAAGTTTGTATTCTTAAAATCATCAACAAAGAATCCAGTTTTAAAACGATTATTTCCTTGAGAATCTTGAATTTGTAAAG